GGATAGTAATTAGCCCTAGTAGTAGGTCAATTTCTATATTTGCTGACGTTGTTAAGATAGTCACAAAAGAAGATTATGGCCTAAGGTGGAATAACATGAGCTTTAATTATGCCGGAGACATATACAATGAGCCTTCTTTAGTTCATACCAGTGAAAAAGAGCACAATTCTGGCTTTAATTACGCAGACTATTATCTTGATGCACTTGGTGATTATGATGATATAGAAAAGTCAGATAATATCACTACTATAACTGGTGATTTTGCTTTCGTTAAAAGTCCCTCCGAAAGAAGGGAAGAATCTCCCACTGTAAATAATCCTTCTGTTATTTCAAAAAATGACATGGTTTTATTGAAAGAGTTTTCTTTAACAAATAGCACTGAAAAAGTTAGATACATGACTCAATTACTTGAGTCTGGTTTTACTTTTAGTCAAGCAAGAGAAAAAACAATGAGGGATAAGGGTGTCTGATCTATTTCTTACCTTAGACGGAGATATTTTAATTAACGGAAATAACGACGTTGCCAGAGTAAATACATCACTTCAAAATGATGTTCAACAAGTTTACGTTAGGCTAATGACGGAGCCAGGAGACTTCAGTGCTTATCCAAATTTGGGCGTTGATCTCTCAATACTATACGGTATGCCACAGAATCAACAGACTGGTCAGATGGGTAAGAACTTAATACTATCAGCCTTGAATAGGGAGCAAACATTTAAGGGAAGAAATATTGATGTTAGTGCAGTTCCGACAAGTCCAGATACAATAAGATTTGATATACATGTTCAATCAGGAAGTAACCAGCCAGTAACTTTAAGTATAAAACAGAACTTAGGAGCATAATATAAATGGCTATAGTTAACAGTAAAACAAAAGATGAAATTATAGTTAGAATTATAAATTCATTAGAGCAAAATGCTAATATAACTGCCACATCTCCAGGTTCTATAGCTAGAGCTTTCGCTGATGCTTTTGGAACTGAAATGTTTTATCTCTATGAATCTTTTAGAGAATCAGTAAGTCAAGGCAATCTATCAACAGCTTCTGGAAGATCTCTTGATTTAATAGGTGAGTTATATAACGTGAGAAGAAAAGTTCTTTCTGATCAGCTGACCTATGAAAGATCAACAGCAAATATAGAGTTTTTTATTAGCAGCTCTTATCAATCATCAATTGTGATCCCTAAAGGAACCTTAGTATACAATGATGTTGGCTCATTTAGCTCTTCCCAGTATAGCTACAGAGTGGTACAGGACATAGTTATATTAAGTGGAGTAAGTAAAGCTTACGGTATAGTTGAGCCAAACTTCCAGTCAAATGAATATGTAGCATCTGTTGGTACTTTGACTAAGCATAATTATATAGCTCCTCCAGGAATCTTAGTTTTTTGTAATAACCCAAAAGAAATATATCCAATTTTAAATTCAGAGTCAGACGATAACTATAGAAGAAGAATACTTTCAGCAGTTAAGGTTAATACTACTGGAACTCTTGAATCTATAAGATTTGCAGCTCTTTCCGTAAGCGGAGTAAGAGACATAAGGATTAGAGAAGCTACTTATGGCCTTGGTTCTTGCGAGGTTATTATTGTCCCAGAGGTTCCAGGAAGAATTGGAAACATTCCAACACTTGTAAACCAAGCAATTAACAACATCAGACCACTCGGGATTAGAATGAATGTAACAATAGCGGATCCTATTTCTGTTGCTGTAAATGCAACTATATCTCTTCCATTTGGCACCGCAAATAATCTTCAACAAGGTATTCAAAATCAAGCTGCAATATTTGTTAAGAGGTATTTAAACTCTCTTACGATAGGAGATTTTATTGAAATACAAGAGGTGGAAAGACAAATAAAAATATCTTCCGAATTTATAAAGTCTATCAATATCACTTCGATTACAGCTGGCGGAGTAAATGTTAATAGAAAAGAATTTAAACCACAAAATGAAAGACAATACATTGTTTCTGGCACAATCAGTATAAACTCTGTTATAATTGGTGCATCAAACTACTAAAGGTTGGTTTAAATTAATGAGTGAAAAATACTTTCTCTTGACGACTACGCACATTGTCAAGGCGCCAAATATGACTCAGGCAAAAATGACTATAGAAAGAGAAGAAGATTCTCTTGGAGAGACTCTAAAAGAGAGTCTTGATATAAACGAAGTAAGCGTTGCTGAAGCTAGTAAATACATAGGATTCTCTGAAACATCTAGACAAGATGAAGACTATGGTTTAACGCAGGATATAGACTCAGAGTCAGATGGAACTTCTTACAATAATAAGTTTGACTTCATCAGAGCTGAGAATAAAAGACTTGCTCGTCTAGCCGAAAAGAATAAAAACGTAAAAGATGAAACCATACTAGCAGTATACGAAGCTGCCTATTCAGCATTCTCTGAATTTGAACTTCCTGCAATTAAACAAAAGAATGCTCCATCCTCCAAAAAAGGGGTATCGGAAACAGCAGTGGCAGTTTTTGCAGACTGGCAACTTGGCAAGGTTACGCCTTCTTATAACTCAGAAGTTCTTGCACAAAGAATAGAAGCTTATGCAGAAAAGCTTATTGAGATTACAGACATTCAAAGAACGCACCACCCAGTAGATGATTTACACGTTTGGCTTTTAGGTGATATCGTAGAGGGTGAAGAGATTTTTCCTGGCCAAAGCCATTTAATTGACTCTGGTCTTTATAGGCAGGTCGGAATTAATGGTCCTGAAATCTTGGGTAACTTTCTTAGAACGGCACTTGAGAACTTTAAGCACGTTCACGTTACAGGGATTATAGGCAATCATGGGGCAGTCGGCGGAAGAGCAAGAAAGCAACATGACCCTGAGACAAATATGGATAGATTACTCTATAAGATTGTCCAATTAATCTTCAAGGATGAACCAAGAATTACCTTTAATATACCAGATGGTAAAGGTGAGAGAAACTTTTATGCAGTTGATACAATAGGCTCATACAGTTCACTTCTCATTCATGGAGATCAAATGCCTGCACCAAGTGCCTCATACGGTTACTATAAAAAGGTAATGGGCTGGAAAGATGGCGCTATCCCGGAGCATTTTGAAGACGTATTTATGGGTCATTACCATCAACAGGTAAAAATGACCATAGGTAGTAGTCTTTTAAGAATTTCTGGATCACCAGAAAGTCACAATACATATGCTCAGGAATACTTCTCATCAATGAGTAGACCATGCCAACACCTAATGTTTGTACACCCAGACAATGGAGTCACTTCAGAGTACTCAATCTGGTTAGACTGATTAAAGAATTGAAAGGCATCTGTAGATGAAGCAATTTATCATAGCACTTAGAAGTGCAGATTTTGTTAAATCTGGTAAAAGCTGGTCTACAGGTGCTATCGATTTATACCACAATAAATGGTATACCAACTACTCTATCTCAAGGTCTAGAAATGGCCTGAATACTATTGGTGATAGAACATTTGTTGGCACAGAAATAATACAGGATGCTACGCCTACCATTGTAGTCGATGGTTCGACCCCAGTAAGCGTTACAAACTATGGCGAAATTGTCCAACAAGCTGGAGTTGTATCGTACAATATCTTTGATTATGATCAAGAGTCTGGTCAATATTATATATATGATTTGATACAAGACTCTTCTCCATTTTACATTCTCAATCCAGATTCTGTAGACTTAGACCTTTTTAGATTTATTGATACAAAATCAAGAGTAGATATATTAAGTTATAAGCGGAGCGTTTACCGAATCTCTTAATCAGGATAATCCTACCTATACTTTAACAACCTATGAGTCTGACTCTACAGAGGGGCCGTGGCTAAAGTCTTCTATATCTGAAGACGTAGGAACTCTTTTTATAAAAAATGCTAAAAGATATGTAAGATTTGAATTAGAGATAGTATCATTTCTTAACCCTGAAGACGTAGAAAATTACGGATTTGTTCTTCTTGTAGAAGTAGCAGTAGATAATCCAATATCTCCAGTATTGTCTAGAACGACAAAGAAAATTCTTTCAAGGTTTCCATCTTGGATGAAAATGTTTACAGACTCAGAAGATGATGCTACTCCTATTTTGCA